TTACATTAGTGTAAATACTTGGACGAAAACGAGAACCTATGTTACCTACTTTCCCAATATTACCATTCGCATTCGAACTAGTAGTAAAATAAAACGAATTGTGGGAGCTGACGCTCAGACCGCTCCACATAATAGAGGACACCGTCGCCACATCTTCATTTGGGCCATCATTTTTTGCCGCTGCAAACTCATTGCCACCATTACTAATGGAGGACGTTCTAAACCTGTCAGCCATTCCCCATCCGGCAACTGCCGACAAAGACATATCATTCTCATAAATCCCAACAGGGGGAAACTTGAAATCCCCATTAACCGCATAATTACGATTACCATCCAAGGAATGCCTAAGTCTAACACTTTTTGTGTAGTCAGTGTCTGTACTCCTATTTACAAAAGTAAGCCCCGAGGGACCCCCTTGGTCTATATTTGTAAGACTTCCCGGACGATTCCATACAACAAAACTATTCGCAGGACCTCCTACAAACTCTATGCCTGACAACATCATTCCGTTTGTGAAGTACTGTGCCAGAGGATTCTCATAGGAATCAAAGGGATTTTGGTAACTTCCTATAGCTCCAGCCTGTAAAATTCCCTCCGTTACTGTATGTCTACTTCCGGAATCCGTAACATAAACTTCATTTTTGGCTTCAGGAGAGGCCGCTATGGAACTCCAATCATAAAACATGGAGGACACCGCATCCGGGTACTTATTTGGCATCCCAGGTTGCGTGGAACTAAACCCCATCATACCACTCAACTCAAACTTGGAATTAAAAAAGAAGGGGCCAAAGGCGTGTGAAATCACATTAAACCCTCCTCCATACCTGTTAGTCCTACTTACAAAATTACGTAATTGTCGTTTATACTTTCGTGTATACTCTAGGTGTAACTCATGGATGGCTTTCCCGAACTTGTAGTTTAATAGTTTTGACTCATCAAAATGTAACCACCGGGAGTCTTCCACCCCACGCCGTAAAAAAATCTTAGTTAAAGCTCGTAAGATATGACTTCCAAAAATATCCCGCAGTACCCCAAAACTGCTCGCTGCCGGGTCAAAGTCTGGAATCGCTCGCGCAGGAAAAAACGCTCCCGCACTAAACTCAAAAAACGTAGTTTCGGGGGTTAAACCTTTATTATATACAGAAGAGTACTGACCAGAGGTGGCTACATACTGCTGTGACGAGAAGTTAAACCCTTTTGGAACAAACCCACTTACATCCCTTCCTCTTCCATGTACCGTAGCGGACGCAAGGAAAAAATCCGTTCCTATGGGCTGGTTTAGCCCATTCCTACTGTAAGGCCAGCAAGAAAACACATAACGGTAGTTTCGTCGCCTAGCAGAATTTCTAGGGGCTAAAACAGGTAGGAATGCAGAGGCGTCCGCCGTTGTCCCTTCATAGCCGCCCGCGCTCCAGAAAGATGCTTGATGAGCCGCAGGAACGTGAAAACCCGCAGAGGGTACAAAACGGCCTCCATAAGGATTCTTCTTTGATGGTAGTATAGCAGACCAATTTGCTGCGTCTCCAAAGGCCCCTGGGAAAGCAGAGGCGGCATAGGAACTATTAAAATTAGTGGCTTTCTCATCTAAGCACTGAATAATTTCAATGGCAGAGCTGACATCATACACCGCAGAATCAGCAAATTCCGTCCCAAGTAACAACCTTGTAATAACATGGAACGGGGTGAATTGGGAAAATACTTCGTGAAAAGCCCCTAAGGCCCCTGCACCTAATTTTTTATCAGCCTCACTATAGATACCTGGATTTGTAAAATCCAAACTATCTACGGACAACCGAATCTGAGCTTCAGAGGACTTAGAATTCCAAAAATCAAAGTAAGAAGCACTTTCTACATCGCCCCTCTGAATTACATCACCATAGTTTGGGGGTAAAACTAAAGAACTGGTTAGAAATCTTAAACCGTTATTTACGCCCCAGCTGGGAGTTTCTACACCATATGTCTCGTTTAAGGAAATGGAGCTTAGGACATGAGTTGCAAAATCAGATGCTACCCAAGAGCTTACTCCAAAACCAAAATCCTTGACGCTTCTCGCCAGGATAGAGGAAGCTTCCCAAATAAGATTATTCTGTAGCCCCGCAGTCTGGTAAAACCTATTGTTTTCCCAAGGGGGAATCGCTATATCTGTGCCTCGGTGGTAATAGGTGCCTTTGTTTCCAGTAGCTTCTTGTGCCTTGATAAACTCTGTGTCCCGATAAGATTCACCATTTATTAAAATAAATTTATATTTGGTATCCAAATATTCCAATAGGGCATCCACCATGAATCTAACGTTTAGGTCCATATCCGTAGGGTGCTGGTTTAACGTAATATTTAACCCAGACCCCTCAAACAAAGTTTTCCACGAACCCATAGCATCTGCGAATTTTTGTGGGTCCCGAGCTAAAGGGGATTCAGTACTAATTATGTAATACAACAAATTAGGAAAATACGATTCCCACGACTCCGTTATCCCAGAAGTAGCTGCATTAGAATCATAAATATCAGAAGGGACCAACATCTCAAGAACAGTTGTTAGAGCTTGTCTTGTACCCTTCGCTTTGTAAATATAAATCGCCTGTTCTAATTGTGTCCGCCACGTCTTTGGGTCATCAGTGAAAAACTTCCATCCTAAGTATCTCCCTAGGTACCCTAAAAATTCGTCCGGGCAATTATCCGTATCAAACAAATAAAGAATGTCACGGACGACAGTCTTTAAATCATAAAACCCATAGGATAAGGCCCGCAAAAGCTTAGACATAGGTCCAGCAGATTGAAACCTGGGAGCTACCCCGGCACCAAAAACTGAATCCATAATATCCTTAAAAAACGTTGAGTCCGGGTCATCATCATTGACCCAAACTCGAACCACCGTGTCTAAGGCGGAAATTAGTTGAATTCCCGACGCGTGTACATTAGTTTCACGGTCAGCTGCTGGTACATTAAAAGGGCTCCCAATAAAATTATTGAAAATTAGAGAGTACATCAATGAACCGTCATCAACCTGAATCTGATGCCCCATCCACTCAAACACCATAGAGACCCCTTCTTCCTCTGTTAGGTCCTCCCCAAAGAATAATTTATCACATAGTCTAGACGTTAAAACAGAAGATAAGTCATAGGTTTGCCCCGTAGGAGCTTGATTAAGTAGGTACACCCACCCTAGGTGTTTAATTAACTCTTTTTGAACTTCCGATTCTCCAATCCCGGTATTCACATTTGTGATGTACCCTTTTCTAAAGTCCAGCGATAAATTGTTTAGGGTCATCTTCCCCAAAAGCTCAGGCAGGTATTCCCTAAAAGCAGACACCGACTCAAAATCAGAAAAAGTTTTTCCTAAAGGGCGTAAGGCGTGGGCTTCAAACTTATATGGGGATACTCTAGAAACTCTCTCAAAAGGAATGAAAAAAGGTACCCAGTCAGAATCAGTAGCAAACTCACTAGGGGATTCCAGGAGACTTCCTATATTTTGTGCAGTATAAAGTATATTCCCTAAAACTCTATACTGTAGGTCTTCTTCTTCCCCATAAAGTCTATACTCCGCATCCTCATACATTTCAGGGACCACCCGCTTAACTATATCAACATAGTTGGCTTTTAGGTGTTTTTGGAGGGGTCCTTCGTCTAGGGTCATTATACTGTTTCTATGTTAAGCTGAAAATTATTAAGCTGAATAACCTCATTAAAATTTACGTTTATATCTGAGTCTACATTGTCTACTTTAAAAAATCTGACTTGAGGCACTGTCAACATAAAATTAGTTAAATCCGCGATATCTAATTTTTGTCCAAAACTCCGGTCATCAATATTAAAATACTGGACCATTTTTTTTGCTGCGGCTTGTTTAATACTTTCAGCGTGTCTTTGTTGGTCTGCATCAATAAAAACCGTCGCCACCAAGTCCACGGTGCGTACTACACCATCTGAAACCACTATCTCATCCGTGAGCATTTTATACTGGTTAAAATAATCTAGAAGCTCCCGTTTGAAAGCTAAGGAAGCTCGCTCTAGCTGAACATCAGACGCCTTAGCCAAAACATAGAGGTCAATCACATTAGCGGCTGCGCCATTATTCCGTAATACCGCCATCGCTTTTGCTGTACTTCCGGCAGTTCCAACAAAGGAATTTGCTAGGACATTGTAATCCTCTCCAGTTACGGCGCGATACTGTGTCCGAAAGAAGTAAGGAGCGTACCGTTTAGCGTGGGCGACAGACTCCGCTTCTGCACCTCCAGAACCCTTGGTTGTATTTATAAGGGTTGCATTCTTGGAAGTAGTTCCCTCCTTAACGTTTATACTTTGATTAATCAAACCCCGGGACACATTGCCTCGGGCGCCACCGCCCGTCCTGTACGTAACTGTATAACTGGCATTGGGCGAGGGTTTATTCCCCCGTACACCATCCCCAAAAACCAAGTCCGTAGCAAAATTTGGTAGATACCGTTTTTCAAATACCTTCTGTGTTCCTCCGGAGGCAAGAAACAAGTTAGAGATTTCATTGTAATTATCGTCCCCAACTCGTACCCCAATGCTTCCTTCTACAATAGAGGAATCCGTTAACCTAATTATCTGTCTATCCGCAAGGGGGGAAAACTTTCCTGTTTGAGTACGCAAGTTTCCCTCCAAAAGAAATAGGTTGGGGTAAGCACCAGTGGTATCTTGGTCACTCTCCGTTAATACAAGGTCTTCAGAATATAAATCCAAGGTCCCATCATTGAGTTGTTTATAAACGGTATAGGATAGAGGGCTTGTATCCCTGTTGTTAGTGACTTGAACAGTTCTAGAAGCCTTCTCCACTATAATGTCATTTGTCGTTGCAGTATCAAGGGTTAACTGCCCTGTGCACTTACTAGAAGTTGGCCCCTTCATTTTTACTCCTATTAGTTTAAGTAAACGGTTTAGGTTACCCCGACTCTGCACAGTGTCCAAATACATTTCATTTGCTGTCATATCCGCGCGTAAAGTATTCACGGAGGCTAAGTATGCAAACATTTCCAAAAGCATCTGGCCCAAGTCCGAAGCAGCAAAATTATTATAATCTAGGGGGTAAACAGATTTTAGGTAATTCTGTAGTGCTTCCCTATATTCATCAAAGCTTACAAGAGCATAATCAATCTGTGTGCTACGCTCCCCTTCGGGAATCACCCCAAGTTTAAGGAAGTCAGATTCAACAAGACCGTCAAAACCAGACACATTATACATCCCATTAAAAAAATCACTATACTCTGTCATACTATACTAAAAGTTCTACCCTTTCCTCCGTTAAAAAATTATCTTTTGGTGCAATAACCATACTTAAAAAAAGTTTTTGTTGTTCTTGCTGTGGAGTTACCGTAAATTTTTTCACAACAATCCGAGGTTCATAGGTCTCAATTGCCTCAACAATTTGACGTTTTAAAGCCTCCAGTTCAATATCATCCAACATTTCGAAAGCTGCATAGCGAAGTCCAGTGCCAAAGGTCGGTCGCATAACTCTCTCACCGACCCCAGTTAAAAGTAATTGCTTAATTCCATCCCTAATACTTCCTAGTCCTTCATTAGCAGTTAGGAATCCCCCCGTGCCCTCTAAACGCATAGGAAACGCCATGCCGGAAAGTTTCTCCCTCTTACCCGTTGTAACGTACTCTAAACTATAATTAACCATTTACTTTTTATTCTCAATTAAAATTGTTTTGAAAAACTCCTTTTGGGCTTTAAAATTCTTTTTTATTTCATCCTTAGTTAGCGGTTTTGCATAAATTTTAAAACTACCTAAAAATCCGTCTAAACCACTTCGAGGAATAATCCTATCCTCCTTACTTGAGGACAAGGGAGGCGAATGCTGTCCCGAAATGAAAGTGTGGTTAGCTCCTGCAGTATCTGTCATTACAACTGTATTATAACTTGCTCCGGGACTTACCTTATTATGTGTGTGATTAGTGTTTGAACCCAAAAAACCCATGGGCTTAAACTCAGAACCTATCGGTGCTGGTATATTATCGGAATATCCTCCCCCAAGTATCCAAGGGGTAAACGCAGGGAGAGGAGTCCTTATCGGAGATACCTTCTCATCCAAGATGTTAGGACCTAGAAAACTTTCCGAATAGGGGGGATTCTCTATAATCTCTTCCCCCAAAGAAGTGTCCATTTTAACGGATGTGGGCAAAGAAAATCTGTCCACTGGGACCCCGAAGGTTGTAGTTATTGAACTTGTTTGTAATAGTTCCCCGTCAAGGTATACGGAAACAGCATCAGCAGTATAGTCAAAAGTAACTGCAAAGTGCATGAACTCATTGTCTATTTTCATAATGGTGTCTCCCTTTGGGGTTTGTAGTCCACTTGGCACCATGAACCCTAATTCTGTCACCTGAGAGGCTGAAGGGCTGAAGGTACTCGGGTCGAAGGTCTCCGCGATACAAATACTATGCCCCCAATTTTTGCTCACGCCCTCCTGAGTAGTGTTTTGCCCAACCGTTGGCAAAACCACAAACTCAAAGCCAGAAGTACTTTTATCCGCGTACGTTGGATTATAATCCTTGGTCCAATTAGCGATGGAGTTAGGGCTTCCCTTATCCCTAAACCCTATAATAAGCCCAGTGGTCTTATTGGCTAAGGTGCCCGCTTGAGCTTGGTTCATCCCTGCAGCAACAAAACCTGATTGGGGGGAGCTATTTTCGCCTCCCAGCACAATCCGATACCTATGAGAGTCCGTCAGACCCTCAAAGGAACTTGGGACATGGCACCAAAACTCAACGGTTGCGCCGTTTTGGGTATAAAATAAATTTTCTAGACTCTTTACCCCGGATGTTGGGAATTTTTTCTCATCAATGTCCTTGGTGGATGTGGGTAAACGGACAAAAGAGCCCTTCGTGGAGGGAAACAGTGCGTTATGCTTCTCTTGGGTATCATATAAAACGCCACCCAAGTACGCTATGCCCACTCCACTTGGGAAGGAAAAAGACTTATCAAAGGACACAAATTTACCATCCATTCGTGGGGAGCCCTCCGCCGCGTTATTAAGCGCATATGTGGAAGATGAAGGCGCCGTAATAGAGCCCGGGTCTAAGAAATTATAACATAGTACAAGGTCGTTTGTTACAATGTTATCCGTTAAGGACTTCATAAGTGGTGGTGACGCACTAACACTTGTACCGCTTGGGGGGTGAACCCAATCTGCTACCGCAGGAGGGTCTACATTCAAACCTTGGCTCGTCGTCACGGGCTTGTTAATCCCTACTACATAACGGGGTCTAAAGGGTAGAATAATGTCCTCCAGGTCTTCGGAAAATAAGGTTATATTCTTTTGAAACTCTATATCAACGGTACTACCTTTCAAATACGAGAAATCATTAACAGGAATACGAGGAATTTGGCTCCAAGAACCTATGCGTGCTAGAACATTAGTCACCTTGGCATCATCCACAATAGTATTTGTAGAAGTATCATACATTACAGAATCACCAGACTGCGTAGTAATAAACTGTACGTTTAATAAATGTGGTGGCGTATCCTCAAAATCTAATTTATACTCAAAGGCTTTTCCTTGAGGCGGACTGAACTCCAAGAATACCCCAGGACCCAATGGGTGTGTCTCCGAAGTCACACTAAATTTAGAAGCACCAAAAAGAGCTGCCAACGACAATTGCTTCCTGCGTTTCTTAATCTTTAAATCATAAATATTTGAAATGGACCCCAGCTGAGATACGTAAGACTGCATAATAGCATCCGTTGTGCCAAAACCCGCTGACTGAAGTTCCTTAATATGGCTAGACGCTTGATACAAATGGGCTTCCTTGTCCTCTTGAAATTGCTTAAGCAAATCATCGTACTTATAAAACAAAGCCACTTGTGGGTGTCCGTCCCCTTTAGTGTAATCAAAACTAAATATAGTTCCATTTACATCCAGAACGTCCTCTCGGGAAACCTGAACACCTTTACCCCCTTTATTGGGAGCAAACTCCAAATCCCACATTGTGGAGGAGGTAGGCTGAGGCGTAATCCTAGGCACCGTGCCATCCCTAGAATCATAGTACAACCCGTCCTCGGATAAAACATACTGATTATAGGTGGACACAGGCGGCCCAAATTCCAAATCAAACATTGGGACATCAGAACCAGAACCAGAAAATTGCGCCCTCAAGGCATCCACAATTTTCTTATTCTCATTAAAGGGGGCAATAATTTGGTTTTCTAGAAATTTAACATTGGCTTCCGCAGCGGCCTCAACTCGTGGGTCATTAGACCCGGCTATAGCCTGGAAATTTAATTTTGGCTCCTTCGCCGTACCCTTACTACGTTCCTGTAAAATTTGATTAATTAAATTGATGGTTTCCTCGATTTGCTTAATCGCAACATTTAGGGTAGCTCGTTGTTGGGAAGCCTCCTCAACCTGATTTTTAGTTAGGTCAGACTGCGTTTGAAGTACCTCAGGAGTGGACTGAAAATAGCTACCTATCTCAGACTCCATCACATCTAAATCTTCCGGGGAAACAGCGAAGTCAGTAGTCTCCGGTTTATAAACGGGAGCATTACTTGTATTAACCTCTGGGTCTCTAAGAACTTTAACGTTTGAATCCAATGCAACGGAGGGGCCCACCATATTTTGCTGACGTTTCTGGGTATCTTCCGCAGAATCAGAACCGCGCACAGAAATTCTGCCTCCCACCGGGGAGCGTAAGGTGTACACCCCCGTTAGCTTTTCAATACGGGTGTTGGCGGCATTAACACGAGTAAGTTTATCCCCCTTATCAACAATAAGCGCATTAGATAAACTTACTAATGCGTTTGAAGGCATTAGCCTCAATGTTTTTTCTGAGAATAGTGTCATAATATACTAATAAGAGGGTCCCCTGCCGTTACAGAATGCCCACAGGTTGCAGGGTCACCAGCAAGCACTACATACTGTCCTTGAATTTTTAGTCTATTTGTAGTGGAAAGTACTTTCCAAGCATGTTTCCCATGTTTGTTTCCATAGCACAAATTTACAGCAACCGGGGACCCCTTAATACGAAGAAGGGACTCCCCATTGGGATTAACCTTTATGAGGGATGTGGAAACTCTCGATAAATTTAAAACGGCAATATTGGACATATCTATGAAACGTAAGCTTGTGCTAAAAATGCAGGTGCCTGTTTTAAGGAGCGGCACACTCCCCCATCTTCTCCCTCGTGTGTTGATATAGTATATGCATGAAGTTGTAAAATCTCCCCAGGATAAATGTCAAAAGTATCTAGGTCTAACTCCCTATTGCTTGAACTTGAGGATTTTAAAGGTAAAAATCTGGACACCCAGCGAAAAACTCCCGGCTGACCATATCTCACCACCCGCAGGTCAAATGTCGTCTCCGAATGAGAGGCCGTTACGGTATCAAATGGGTAAGGGATAATAACCCTGGGGTTTGTAATAGTGAATACAGTATCGGGCGACACGGACGAAATTGAATAGGTTGCTAACAAACCCGACACCGTAGCATCAAAAAGGTTGACCACCGCATCGGCACTAGTACTATACATTGTGTCCCATGCAGGTAATAAGGACTTTTTAACTGGCAGTACACTGGCACGAACTCTCTCATACTCTACTCGTACCCTAACCATTGGCTGAGTGGAGAACTCCGCAGAGGGCGCCGTCTCGCTTGTGGGTATCCTTACGGAGGGGGTCCCTTCTTCAGCAATTTTCCACAATCTAATATACAGTCCGTCGCGGAAATACAGGGGGATTGGATAGGAGGTTTCTAAATACGTTTGTGTACTAATAGGAACCCTGTCGTCTAAACTAAGTACTACGCTGGACACGGGCATTATGGGAACACGGTCCTCTGCCATGGTGAAAAGGGAAAAGGACAAATCATTATAGTACCCGGTAACCCCGTCCTCGGCAGCGGAAACACTATTGTAAAACAAGGGTTGTACCGAAATTTTATTAATAACGTAGGAACCCCTAAGGTCACTATTGAATAACTCAACGGCACTTGTTACGAGCGTTGGGCTAGAGGTAAAATCCTCAATATACATCGATGACCCATAAATAGTTCGTTCAATAACTTCCATACTTATGACCCATCAATATTCATTCCCATACGGTCTATGGTGACTTCACACCATGCTGTTACCTTGTTAGTGTCCCCCACAAAGAATTTTATCTCAGAAGGACTTACAGTAATTTTAGACTGACTAGCTCGATTCCCATTAAACCCATTAATAGTTTGTATCTGTGTCTTGGAGTCCGTCATCTTTAGGGCTTGTTTTATGAAAGCATCTCCCGTTACAGGGTCGGTACCAAAAAGTTGTAGGCTGATACTAGAAGAGTCCACACGAACATGTTTATCTTTGAACCGTTCTTCCAAAGGAAGCTCCGGAGGCTGCCCATAATGCAAGGTGATATGGCCAACGCCTGGAGCGGGTTCATCCCCGACCACACCTGGATGGTCATTAGCGGGGTCATACGTACCCCCTGATGCTCGGTCACCAGCAGTTGGAGGAGGGTCTATCAAATCCTCAATAAAGGGAATTGGGGGAGGGAGGGGACTCCAAAGAAGACCCCCCGTTAACGTAGTTGTAGAACCGCCTACAACACAAGGACCTTCTGACACATAGTTAGCGGCTACTTTACCTATGACATTTGTTACCCCTTTTGACTGCACTTGAACAAGGGTATCCGAATCCATTACGGCTTGTACGGGCGCGGTCACATAAGCAACACCACCTGCAGCTAATCTCGCATTTTGCTGTGCTAAAACCGAGAAATCTTTAGCGCACGAAAGATAGAAATTTCCATTGTGCACAACGTGGCGCTCATCCCCACTTCCTAAAACGTCCACATTGAAATTTCCAGCTCCTGCACCTACAGTATGCTCAATTGAGCCTTTATTGGTGGTGAGATTAATTGAGTCAGCAGCAATAACATCAATTGTGTCTTTACTAGAACTAATTTTAACTTGGTTATCCCTTTCGTCAATAAGTTGTAGACAGTCTCCTCCGCTGTCTGCAGGCGCGTCACTAATCCTTAATTTCTTATTGCCCGCACTTTTTAGTTTAATCTCATTAACACTTCGTTGTTCTGTATTCTTCTCTATCAGGGACATGCTATGCCCGGCAGGATGTTTTAAAACATAAGACCCGGGAGTGTTGTCATCCGCATAGGTCATAAACTCATCAGGAACCCCATAAGATAATTCGGGGGTGTCCCCCTGTACCATGCCCGTATCATCAATTTCTGATTTAGGTAAGGATTCCGGGGATGAATCGGAGGGCTGAGATTTGTACTCTTTCCCCACAGTTGTAGGATTATACAGGCACCCAATCCAGGCGTAATCCGAAGGGGGCTCAGTGGAGG